CGTCTTATGGACCCAGGTCTTAAGGAAGTTGACATGGAGTTGACTCAACTGATGCAAAACCGTCTTCCGTTTGCAAAAGGAGCATTGCCTTCTAAGTATGATTGGATTGATGGTGGTGAAGTCGGAGTACCTGACAACTTCTTTGCCCGTGTATGGAATGTCTACATGCCGTGGAAAGTTAACGGCAAGATCAGCGATGAGAAACAGTTCCTTCAAGATGTCGAGTTTGATGCAAGACCTAGTCTTCGTAGCATCGACGGTATTGATATTACTGCAGAACAACGTTCTGAGATCCTAGACCAAATTGGCAAGGATAAGCTATTCCAAGGTGGCATTAGACGTGTTATGAACCGCCTGCCAGGTGGTGCTAAAGGTTTCCGTAAACGTTATAAAGAAGCTATTGACCAAGGTTTGGATGTTGATTTAAGTACGTTTGAAAACATCCATGTTATGTTGGATCAAGAGCTAAATAGAGCAATGAGGATGGCTAGAGCTGCTGCACCTAGTAACTCTGAAATCACACGTAAACGTATTATTCAGGAAGTTACTGGAAGGTATCTCCGTAGTGGGAACCAGTCAGAGGCAACCCGCTTCCTTGACTACATGGAAAAGTTCTCTAAGTAATTTATTTAAAGCGTTATGGCTACTATTTCTAATAATTATACAGGAGATGGTTCTACTACGAACTACTCCTTTACATTTGAATATCTAGAGCAAGATGAAGTCAAGGTAACACTTGACGGAGCTGCTACAACTGCATTTACTTTTGCCAACGCTACTACCCTTAGCTTTACTTCCGCCCCTGCCAACGGTGTTGACATTTTTATCTACCGTGACACTAATGTTGACACCGTTAAGGCTACATTTTTCCCAGGTTCTGCTATTAAAGCAGAGGACCTAAATAACAACTTTACACAAAATAATTTTGCTGTACAAGAGCTGATTGCAAAGGTTTGGGATACAGAAACTGAAACAATCCATTCTGATGAAACCTGGGTAAGCAATGATCTCCAGGTTTCTACCACCGCTGCACAAGATGGTCGATTCCCAGCTCTTGTCCAGACATCTACACCGACAGGTACTGACTACCCTACGGGTAAGTTTTGGCTGCAAAATGATGCTGATAAAACGTTGTCGGTTTGGAATGGCAGTAACTGGTTAGCTATCACTTCTGGCGGTACATTTTCTAACCAACCTAAAGTTGTGTATGTAGATGCTACTTCTGGTGATGATAATGCCGACGGTCACCGCATTAGTACTCCTAAAGCAACTATTAAAGCAGCAATTAATCAGATCAACGCTGATGCTACTTATGGTGATGGTAGTGTAGTTATTGTTGCAGCTGGTGTCTACCAAGAAGCTGCGCCTATTCAGATTCAAAAAAAGAACGTTTCTATTATTGGTACTGCATTACGTAGTTGTATTGTACATCCAACAGTTGCAACCCAAGGGGATCATGCTGATGGTAACCACGCATTGTTTGAACTGAACAGTGGTTCATTCGTTCAAAACCTGACGTTGACTGGCATGAAGGCTGGTACAGGTACTGGCAACAGTGTTGACTCTGCTCTGCCTGTGCGTCAAGGTTGGAACTTTGGATTTTATAGTGGTGCAACGATTACTAAGTCTCCGTACATCCAGAACTGCACTAACTTCTCAGACTCTGAGATTGACAACAGTAACATTAATGTAAACAACCCTGCTGGTGGTGCTGCTGGTGATACTGACTCTGCACCAACTGGTGGTGGTATGTTGGTTGATGGTTCTGTTGTTGATTCTAACTCGCCACTACGTTCAATGGTGGCAGATAGTTACACTCATGTTGGATTGAATGGTCCTGGTATTCTTGTCACTAACAACGGTTACTGCCAAGCTACTAGCAGCTATGCATTCTTTAATAAGTATCATATTAAAACTTTGAATGGTGGTCAGGCTAACCTAGCTGCTTCTACCACTGACTTTGGTGATGAAGCACTGGTTGCTGACGGTAAGTCTACGTCTGCTATCTTTACTTCTAATGTAGATGGTGCAGCAAGTAGTGGTGATATTACCTTTAATGTCAACGAACCTACTGCAGGTTCTGGCTGGTTTGGTAATACTCAGAGACCTGCTAGTAATATGTTGGTTACTGTAAATAGCGTTACTTACCCTGTACTGTCTGCCACCGCTCGTACTGCTACCGAAGGTGGTGCTGGTTGGACTGTCACAATTAGCCGTCCTAACCCTAGCAAGCGTAGCGAAAACCTTGGTCTTAATGGTGCAGTTAGTGATGACGCTGCTGTTGAGTTTTTCCTACGTTCTATGATCGCTTCTAGTGGTCATACTATGGAATATGTTGGTAGTGGTACTGATTACAGCGCACTGCCTGAGAATGGTGGTGTGCCTGACGACACCAAACAGATTGTTGAAAGCAACGATGGTAAAGTTTGGACTGCTATTACTGATCACAACGGTAAGTTTAAGATTGGTGATTTCTTTGAAGTAGACCAACGTACTGGTTTCATCAACTTTAGTGCAGGTTCATATGCTTTTGACGTTGTAACTGACACTACACCTGAACTTGGTGGTGAGTTGGATGCACTGACCAATAAGATTGTTAATCTTGGTACACCAACTGCCGCTACAGATGCTGCTACTAAAGCTTATGTAGATAGTAGTGTTAGTGGTGGTGGCGGTACTGTTACCAGTGTTGATGTAAGCGGTGGAACGGGACTGACCGCAACAGGCGGTCCAATTACAACTAGCGGTACAATTACGGTAGATCTTGACAATACAGCTGTAACGGCTGGAAGTTATACAGCAGCCGATATTACTGTTGATGCGCAAGGTCGCATTACTGCGGCAGCTAACGGAGAGATCAGTACAGCAGAGATTGCTGATCTTGCGGTTACAACAGCCAAGATCAATGATAGCGCAGTAACAACCGATAAACTTGCGAATACAGCAGTAACAGCCGATAAGCTTGCGAATACATCAGTAACAGCCGGAAGTTATACAACTGCAGACATCACAGTTGATGCGCAAGGTCGCATTACGGCAGCTGCCAACGGTACTGGTGGTGGTGGTGCGTGGACCTTGCTGTCAACCGTCACCGCAAGTAGTGCAAGTACTGTTGACTTTACAACTAATATCGACAGCACGTATAGGACCTATGTAATCATTGGTTCAGATGTTCAGGCCTCTAGTACTGCAGATTTGCTTTTACGTCTTTATGTAAACGGTACACTGAATACAGCTAGCGATTATAATTTCAAGCATGTTTTACTAAAAGGTGCTACAACCCTAGATAATAGGAATGATGCAAACTTCCCGGCAATGAACCTGACAGAAAACTCGGATGATGGGGTGGGAACAGGTCTAAGTATGGTTGAAGTTGTTATTGACAACCCAAGCGCGTCTAAAACTGACTACAAGATAAAATATGAAGTCCAAGGTGATCAAGGTTCTAGCTTGTTCAGCACCGTGGGTATTGGAAGCATGGAAGACAATACAGCCTTTACCAACGTTGATGGTGTTCGGTTTTACCCTCAGTCGGGAACACTAGACGGAACCTTTAAACTTTACGGAATCAGCTAATAGGAAAAACCAATGACTAGATACCACGCAACGCCTGAAGGCAACGTTCCATTCACTCCGGAAGAGGAAGCGGAATGGGATGCAATGGAAGCCCAACATGTTTCTGAAGCAGACACAAGAAAAACAAAGCAAGTCCGTGAAAAACGAGATCAACTGCTTAAGCAGACGGATTGGCGTGCCAGTTCTGATCTGACGTTGAGTGATGATTGGCGCGTTTATCGCCAAGCACTCCGCAACATCCCTTCTCAACCAGGGTTCCCTAATGATGTCGTATGGCCTTCGGAACCTGTTTAACTCTAACACTTTTACACTGCCCTGGAGCTAATTATGATCACCCTTATCCGTCCAATTCTTTTTTCGTTTATTAACTCTGATAAAGTTAAACGTCTTATCGTTGACCTTTTGAAGAAACTGGCTGAGCAAACAGATAACACTGTGGATGATGAAGCAGTGAAGTTTATTGAACGCGGTTTGTTCGGTGGACCCTTGGATTGAACCTCCTGTACTACCTTACTTACAGTTACCTGAAGCGCCTTCTTTACCTTCTCCTATATTGGAGGTACCGAAGGCAGAGCTGCCTAATTACAAACCACTTGTAGTGCCTCCTAATACGCTTCAACCACCACCAGGTATTCAAGGTATAAATATAGGAGATGATCCTCCACAAGAGGAAGAAGAACAGGAAACAACTAAAGAAACGAAAAAAACTGAACAACCAAATATAGAATCACCACCCGAAGCACAGATAGTAGAGATTCCGTTTACGGATATTGAGGTACCAATGCCTACAACTACTATCATGACAACTGCAGCTACAACAGCATTTATTAGTGTTGCTGCCACCCTAACTGCTACGTCTTTGTTCAAATACATTGTGATGATACTCAAACCAGTATTTAAACAAACATGGAACAAGATCACAAAAACCAAAGGTGGAACGGCTTCGTCAGATTCCTCATACTTATCTGGTCCGCAGGACTCCTCACTGCATCATACGCAGGATGGATGAGTAAGATGGACCCTACGTATGTTGCTTCAATTTTATCCGGTACTTTAACTTATTACGCAATTACACGCGAAAAGAAACAATGAAAAAACTTCTTCTTTTGTTTTTCCTTGCCACACCGGCTGTTGCTCAAACTGTAACACCAAATTTTACTCAGGGTAGTATGCAATCCACCACGACTACCACTGTAGATATTGATCGTACGATTCAAACAAACATTTATGGTGGTGAATATAAATCATGGTCTGGCACAAATGTAAGTCCCAGTGGAGACATTTTGAGCGAATTTACAACCTATTCCGTCACCAATCCAGGAGAACAATTTCAACTGGAAGTAATGACAAGGGAAGCAGGAATTGTAGAAAGCAGCACTATCGACGAAATTATTCAACAAGTTTCTACTACTACCTCATTGTCAGTCTTCTCACAATAAGCCCTGCTTACGCAGAAGACCCAAAGGTACAAAATACATCTAATCCCGTGGCAGCAGCTACGGGCAATGTAACCAACCAGGCGGTGCAATTCCAAAATAATGGAGCACCGTCTCGTCAATACTTTGCAAGTAACAATAGTTGTAATGGAACTACTATGCAGTTTTCGCCATTTTATATGGGCAACGATACTATTCCTTACGATAATACTGGCTACGTACGAAGCAATAACTACGGCGTACAGCTAAATTTTGCAGTACCTCTAGATGGTGGCATGATTGAAACTTGCAAAGCTATTGCACGTAAACACGAACAAAAGATGCGTCTTGATTATGAACTTGTTCGTGCACTTAAATGTACTGAGATTATGAAAGCTGGGTTTACGTTTAGACCAGGTTCACGTGTCGAAGTATTATGTAATGACATTGTACCCATCGTCTCACTAACTAATGATTGAAGCAGGTGTTTCAGCTGTTATTGCTCTTGTAGCAGCAGGTGCGGCTCTTACAAACAGAGTCCACAATAGAATTAATGATATGGATAAACGTCTAGACACCTTTGAGCTGCGTGTTGCTACAAGTTATGTACCTAAGCAAGACTTTGAAACTGCCGTTCAGAAGATGGAAGACCACATGATCCGTATTGAAAATAAAATTGACCAGATTGTACTTAAAAACTCTTAATTATGGCTTATCAACTTGTAGACACCTATACTGGTGTTATTCTCAGTAATTTTGCTAAAAAAGCAGAGGCTGAGAAACAACTTAACAGAATGTACAATGAGCCTGGTGAAACTCGTTACGAGATTAAATCTACCCGTACTAAAAAAGTAGTGGAAGAAGTTAATGTCGAAGAAGAAAGCGACTGAAGACCAGTTTAACGAGCTGCATAATTTGGTCACTAAGGAGTTCCTTGCCCGTATTAAATCGGGTGAGGCTACTACTCAAGACCTAAAAGCAGCTTGTGACTGGCTCAAAACTAATGACATCAGTGGTGTCGCCTTTGAAGGTAATCCACTTGATAAACTTGCAGCAGTGATGCCTACTGTTGACCCTGAAATTGTACAGCGTAAACTCTATGGCACGAAGCTCTAAATATAGCGGCGCTAAGTACGCTAACGGTAACTACAAGTCGTACCAAAAGAAGTACGATGCTACATCTATGCAGATCAAAAAACGAGCTGCATTAAACAAAGAAAACAGAAAACGGGGTACCTATGGTAATGGTGACGGTAAAGATGTCTCACACAAAAAGAATGGTAAAACATTCCTTGAAAAAGCATCCAAAAACCGAGCACGTAAAGGCCGAGCATGACCCCGTTACTCCCAACTCCTGACGACTACCTTTTCAACTTAATAGCCATGACCTCACCAGAAGCCAAGCGCCTGTGGAGGCGCTCTATTAAGGAACATTTTGACCATACATGTATTTATTGCGGAAAGACTTATGACTTATCTCAGTTATCTATCGATCATGTTCATCCTAGGTCTCGCGGTGGGCAGGATGTCGCAACAAATGTCGTATGTGCCTGCACCCGTTGTAATCAGGAGAAAGGAAGTGCCAACGTCCTTGAATGGATGAGGTATAAATTTGGAGTCAATAGGCTCCGTGAAAAAATTTTATTGGAGCATATTACGTAAT